AAGCTGGGCGGAGTCCAACACTGAGGGCATTTCGGTAGATGGAATCATCCATCCATGGATCATGTAGTGCAATAGAACAGCGTTCGTGTTATCTTGATTTTCACCGAGGTTCTCTCGGATCACCCAATAGGGACATAGAAAAGGACAAAGCATGGCAGGCGATAACGAAACAGATGACACCAGTGAAGAGACTCAAGCTGAGGAAACCACTTCAGAGAGGACCTTCACCCAGGCTGAAATGAACAGGATTGCAAGCCAAGAGAAGAAAGATGGCCGCAACGCAACCCTTCGTGAAGTCGCAGAGAAACTTGGGATCGAAGATCTTGATGAAGCTGCATCGGTGTTAGCTGATTATCGTGAAAGCCAGGATCGTGAGAAAAGCGAGGCCCAGAAGGCTCGTGAGACTGCCGACAAAGAGGCAGCCGAGGCAAAGCAGTTGAAGGCCGAAGCCGCTAGGGAGAAACACGAGACGAAGGTCGAGCGCTACCTGCTTCGTGCAGGAGTGCCAGAAGGCGAAGGCGACGAAGAGGGCAAGGCACTCAGCCGAGTCGCTCGAATGCTGGACGTCGAAGTTGGCGCAGATTCAGATGAGATCAGAGACGCAGTCGAAGAGCTACAGAAAGACTTCCCTGCGCTGTTTGCAAAGTCCCAGGAGTCCGACGACGAGGACGACAAGTCCAAGAACGTGGACTCTGACACTGGGAAAGGCCCGAAGAAAAAGGAAGCATCTACTTCCGTCGACAATGCACGCAGCAGACTCGCCAAACGGCACCCCCAAATTGCAAAATCCAACTAATCTCTCTGAAGGAGAACCACTATGGGCTTCGATGTAAGCGTCCGCCCGGAACAGACCAGCACGAACGAGGACCGTCGATGGATCGCAGCCCGCAAGGGCTTTGATACTTGTCGCTCGGTCATGCTCGACTGGAGCCTGTTCACTGCGGACCACACCTCTGTCAAGGGCGCACTGCCATCCGGCACTGCACTGGGCGAAGTAGGCACCACTGGTGTCTACGGTCCCTATGACCTTGACGCTGTCAACGGACTTGAAACCTGCGCTGGTTTCCTGTTCACCACCACGATGTACGATGTTGACGGCTACACGCTGGCAACCGCACCCGACCAGGGCATTGCACTCTTCTGGGAAGGCATTGTCAATCAGGACTACCTCCCCGTTCCTGCGGGTGGCGAAACTGACGGCGTCATCGACGCCGCTGCGAGGGCCGACTTGGTCAACTCCATCCGATTCGAAGGGACTGACCTCTAATGCCGTCTTACGTATGGGATCTCGTCGATCCCACAGAACTTGTCAACTACGTCCGCACCTACGACAACGAAGTTCTCAGCCAAGAGGCCAACTTCGTTCTCGATGGCTACCTCCCCAATGTCCTCACCGACGAACTGGACTTCCGAGTCCGCAAGGGTTCGTTGCAGGATGTTGACGCCGGTGTGTTCCGAGCATGGGACACCCCCGCACCGCTGACCGATCGCCCCGGAACCGCAAGGATCTCCGGCGAGCTCGGTCCCGTCTCTCGACAGATTCAACTGTCGGAAGAGGAGCACCTGCGTTTGCGGGCGCTTGAGCGTGGCACCGATGACCCAATCATCGACGCCATCTACGCCGACTCCGAGCGGATGATTCGCTCGGTGCAGGCACGTATCGAGATTGCTCGTGGCGACCTCATCGATGATGGCAAGCTCACCATCGCTGAGAACGGCCTCGTCATGGAAGCCGACTGGGGCCGGAGCGCAACGGCCAGCCCCACGGCAGCCATTGAATGGGACCTCCCCGCCACGGCGACCCCGCTGTCGGATCTGCTCGGCTGGCTCGAGGACTATGACGATCTCAATGGCACGCTGCCTGCGAACACCGTCATCTCTCGCCAGACGTTCGGATTCTTGGCGCTCAACGCAGAGCTCCGGGACTACAACGCCAGCGGTGGCACCACGCCAACCCGCCTCACCTCGGCTGCAATCAATGGCACTCTCGCCGCTGAGGGCATCCCTCCGTTCCTCATCTACGATGGCCAGTTCCGTGTGAATGGAACTCGCACTCGGGTGTTGAACCAGAACAAGGCATACTTCATGCCGCCAAGCACCGAAGCTCTCGGCGAGACCCGCTACGGCATCACTGCCGAAGCAATGGTCCTGCGTGAGCGGGGCCTTATCGATGCAGAGTCGATGCCGGGTGTCGTGGCTGTTGTTACGGCCAATGATCACCCCACTCAGACGTTCACCGTCGGAGCCGCAGTTGCACTGCCGATCATGCCGAACCCGGACCTCGTGTTCGACTGCCTGATCAACACCTAAGTTTCCCTCGGCAGGGAAAAGGGCAAGACCCTGAAGGCTGGACTAGCATGTTGCTGGTCCAGCCTTTTGGCATTACATAGGAGAACCCCATGGGTAAGGTAATCACCAGCCGAGTCAGCTTTCTTACGCCTGAGGGCCGGGTCATCTACATGCCTGGCGACGAGCTGAAGCCTGAGCATGAGAGCTACGTCACCAATCCTGGTGCGTTCCGCACGCCAGCCGAGTTTGTGGAGCAAGTCACCGACCGAGACAACATCATGATCAAGGCTGAGGCAGAGCCCGTCCTCGAGGAGATGTCTTACCCGGCTCTCTTGAAGATGGCAAAGAATGCAGACATCGAGTTCGAGGGCAACCCCAAGAAGCAAGACGTGATCGCTGCGCTCCAGGCCAATGCTCTCAACGCCGAGGATGAGGAACTGCTGTAATGGCCCTCTCCGATGCAGAGTTTGATGTCATCCGTAGCTGGGTGGGCGATGCCGTCACCGACGATGTCCTCGACGAACGCATGGATCGCCTGGGCAACATCGATGCTGTTGTGCTGGAGACGCTGCGCCATCGCAAGGCCCAGCTCGTCAACGATGAGCCGGGTGTGCTGGTGGCCGATGGCATTACCATCAACCAAACTGAGAACATGCGGTCTCTGAACAACCAGATTGACGCCTTCACAGCCGCAGGTGGTACCGGTCTGGAGTCCGAGGAAGACTCGGCCGAGATCCTCGGGCTTGCCGTGTATCAGATGGCTCGCCCTGACCGCACTCGCTAATGGCTGAAGAGTCAGCCGGTGAGATCTTCACTCGGGCGAGACGCCGGAAGATGGAGATCAGTGCTTCTATCACACGGCTGGAGTCGCAGCGAATTTTCAATGCCCTGGATTACTACCAGGGCGGCAGCAGGAGTCGCCTTCGCACAGTCCAAAGGCGGCTGAAGGGCGAAATCCAGGTCGTTAGTGAGCAGGCGGAAGCTTTCTACGGCAGTGACATCCAGGAAATATATCGCCAAGGACTTGTCGCCTCAGGACTGCCGCCTGACTACCAGCCAACACGGCGGGAGCTGAGCTCTATCACCTCCGTGCGCGAAGAGGGACAGGCCCTCAGCGAGATCCATGCACGCCGGTCTGTGCGAACCACAGGGAACATCAACAAGTTTCGCAAGGGTGAGCGCTACCAAGCCGAAGAGCTAGGGCATCACATTCTCAACCCGAGGGTGGGCGACAGTGGTCGCTGGGCCAATGGCACGTATCAGTCAATGCTTATTCGCAGCGATGCCCAGCGAGCATACAATCTCGGCATTATTGACGGCGGAGTCAAGAACAAGGTCCAGGCATTTCTCTGTTCTGACGGGGCCGACTGCGGGCTTATCTCCCATGACGATCCATTCAAGGTCAATGGTGAGCTCTTCAATGAAGAGGATGCCCGTGCGTATCTACTTGCGCACCCGAATTGCACCCGCACCTTCTCGCCTGTGCCTGGCGAGCCTCCGCCCAAGGGGATCAAGGATCGTAGGCGCGATGCCATTGAAGAATCTAAGTTCACTTCGCTAATTGGCGATGCAATTGAGTTCTCGCAGGCACAAATCGACGTGAACCTCATCGGCCTGGCCTTTGACCTGGCGACAGACGCCCAGCTAAGGCAGGTAGCCATCAATGCGGTGCTGAAATCTGATCAGCAATACAGAGCCTTCCGCCTGAGGATTGATGAGTTCATCCAGCGCCACGCCTACAACCCGCCAAGTGAAGACGCCATCTTCCAACACATGACGGAGTACATCGACAACATGGCTGCCGGGGAAATTGCTCCAGACTGGGTCTACGAGCTCCTCGACATGAACCCCGGCCAGATCCTAAGAACTGCTGACGGGGAGTCATGGACCAACTTTGTCACGTTGACTCGCACAGCGGACCGCACCCACGCCGAGCTCAACATGATGAACCGCATCCAGGCTCACTACGGAGACTTCTTTGCCTCTCGTGTTGGTGCAGCCCACCCTGATCTGGCAGATCGCCTCGGTGATTTCTACCGGGCGACCAGGTCTCACTACTTGGAGCCACGATACTCATCTCCGATTGGTCGAATCAGCCTGCCCCGCCTGGGTGGAGAGGCTTGGCGTGGTCCACGATGGAACTGGCTCAGTCGCCCGATCAAGATCCAGTCAACCATTGTGAACACAAGTCGCCACATGACACGGCAAGAGCTCCGAGCAGCCATGGAAGGGCAGGGCTTGGTCGCTAAGGTCGTCAGGAGTGACGGCTTTGGCAATGACATCTTTGCCGCCATGGTCCGCAAGGAAATGATTGATGCCCTGGGCTACAAGCCAGGGCTGTTGAGCCACTTGACCATCAACCCCGGTGGTACATTCAGGGCTGGGTTCCGCCTGAGCCCCACGGGCTGGATCCAACCCGACTTGCGTATCGTGCCGGACTGGGCTCCGTTGCGGTATACCGCCAGGCTTAACCGGGGCGCTGTAGTTGACGGGGTCCGTCTGCGCAGCATCACTCAGGAATTGTCTCTGGCAACAGGCGGTAAGAAGCTTGCCGTTCTTGTTCCCAGTAACACGGTGTCTCTCCAGTCCATTGGCATAAGTACGAGAACTCTGATCGGCAGGGTTGATAGCGTCGATGATGCAAAGGGGCTGGTTCGTAGGTACGTCAATACGAAAACCTCTAACATCGCAAGCCTCCCTCTGCCCCAACTGAGAATTCACGGACAGTTCGTGATGAACTCCCTGAGCAAAGAGCAGATCGCCAACTACCTGGGCGATGCAGCCCCTAGTGCTAGGCAGCTCGACAGAATGGGCAAGGGCACACTGATCAAAAAGCTGGGGCGCAAAGAGCTTGTCAGCATCATTGAGGACTCGGGGGTCGGTCTTACTGGGCCGGAGCTCTTGATGCGCCAAAGCGAAATGATTAGCATATTCGCAGAGCTTAGAATCCAAGGCTTCAACAGGTTTGATATCTCTAAGATCCTCAGGCTCGATGCAGATGAAGTGACGGACATACTCAAGGCCACCGATAGATACTTCGGCCCTGCATACCGTGACCGCAGCATGACTTCGTTCATGCATGCCAGTGCCGACGCAGCCATGGACCTGTGGGACAAGGGCATAATCAACACAGCGAACAAAACCATCAAGAAGATCGAAGGCACGTGGGAAGCCACGCAGTTATTTCTTGATGACTTCGGGCAGTGGATAAGTACCTCTGGCAAGAAAACATTCTTGGGGAGGATCTATCGGGACGCCATTGAGGGATATCACTTTGTTGGTGACTTCAAGAAGGGAACCTTCGGCGCTGATCTCATTGCCAAATACGGACCAGTGTTCACAGACCCAAAGAAAACACTGATCGATATCTATGACGCAACCAAGAACTACGACTGGAAAGACTTGGCCAAGAGGGCCATCATGACGCCGCCGCAGTTGGCCAGGCACATGGGCGACCTTGCCAAGTCGATGGTTCGTGGCGCAGGCGTGGTCATTGATGGCTCAAGCAATTTGGTTCGTCGTCTGCTCAGTGACACCGGCCCCATCCGCACGTTCTTCAAGGGCGCTCGTCGCATCGACGACGGGAGTGGAGCTGGCGTCTACGCCCTGGGAAATATCTTCTTTGATGCTGACACTCCCGGCCGCAAGGGCAAGGGCTGGTTCTTGGGTCCACGGGCTACCATCGCTGACTCCTTGAAGCTTGACGAGATCAAGCAAAAGATCACAGAAGAGGCTCTCCAGCACTACGAGGACGTAGCAGCACAGGCGATTGAATTCTTGAAGACCACCAGGGACATAGCCCAGAATGGTTACGCAAAGATTCGCAGTCGCATGGCCAGCATGGCCGAGTGGCTGGAGGTCAGGCTCAACGACCTCGGAGTCTCCATAGAGTACCTCAAGTCAAGGCTTGATTTCATTGCCGGCGAAATCAAGTATTACTCTCGAGAGGCCTGGAACAGATTCGACTACACGGTGATCAGGGGCAATCCTAGTTATCGCTATCGCTCTTCAAGGCAGAAGGCGAAACGCCAGGCGATGCTTGACGACAGCCTCGAGAAGCGGCTCGCTGCCATGACGCCCGAAGAGAGATTAGATTACGACAGGCAGATAGCAGCCTACGAGGCTGACAAGGCAGCCGTAAAGGCAGAGCAGGCTCGGCGAGAGGATCTCATCGCTAGAACAAAGGCGTACACCGAACCTGTTGAATTCAAAGACCAGGATGAACTGTTCAAGGGGCTGCCCTACAGCCTGGCTGAAGAAACTGACATCTTCAAAGACGTGCCAGATGAAATCACAGGTCTGCTTGATGAAGAGTCTCTCCGGTCCTGGAACGCTCTCCATGGGAATCGCTATGGTCTGCGTGCAGACACTCGAAAGATTAAGTGGAAGTTCGAAGGCGACGCTAGTTACAAGGGCTTGTTCGATCCCTCTGTCTTTGATGAGCAACCTATGTTCTTCGTCAACCACGATGGACACAAGGCCGATGGCATTGAGTATCTCGGCCTCACCAAAAAGCAGAAGAAGGCGGTTGGGTTCGGGCCGCCGTCGGAAGGGTCGAGGCTTGCGATCTTTGCTCACGAGCATGGTCACTACCAAGACTTTGACTTCTCACTGAACAACACCTTCATCTCAGACAGGGCTGACGACTGGATCACAAACATCACAGCAAAACTGGGCACCAACGACCCCGATGTGTTCCTGCATCCAACCACCGGAGCTCGAATAGATTTCAATACTCTGATGGATTCCTTCGACGTGAGCCCTGGTGCAAAGCCCATCTACTATGAGGCCACGGTCAAAGGAATGTACCTGGAGTCGCACGCCGCAGTTTACGGTCGAGTTGCCGCCCGCATAACTCCGGAGATCGTGGCCCAGGCAAAATTGCTTCGCGCCGCTAGGAACACAAGGAAGATGAGAAATCTGAGGGAAGAGATCCTGAGCTATGTGGCCGATGTCG